GAGAGTCATTTCCAACTCCTGGCTCTGAATTTTTTCCAGTCAAATTTTGCCAGTTTTCACCTAAATGAGAAACAATGGAGTTGACTTTATATCTCCTTTGAGCATTCCAAATTAATTCAGAATTTTCAAGTATTAATTTATTTTTCGCCATCTTTTTTCACTTTAGGTTTTGTTTCTACTTCTGCGGCCTTTTTTTCTGGCTCCAACATTTCTTTTGGAATTATATTGGCCTCTTCCAAGTTTTTTTGGAAATTTTCATCCCATTGTCCGGCTCCTAATGCTTCTGTAGCTTGCTCTCTTGAAATAAGTGGAGATTTATCATTTATTCCTAACATTTCACGAATAGCTTTAATCTCTTTCAATGGATCAATATGCGGCATATTTCTTCCTGTAAATCTACATTGAGCATAACTTTCAGTAACCATGAAGTTGTCAATATTTTCTAAGTAACCAGGAGCAACAATTTTATTGCTCAAAATCTGAAATTCCAACCAAAGTTTGTAAAAAGGTATGTAAAAATCATTTGCAAATTTAGTTCTATTCACTTCGATTATATATCCAAAACTATTGATTGCAGCTCTCGATGCAGAATAATTAGAATTATATTGTTGCATTGCAACTTCAGGAGGAACATCTGATCCTGCACTAACCTCTTCAAAAATAGCTTTTTTAAATGCCGGATAATCTCCTTCTGCCTTTGATTCAAATGAATTTAAAGTAGAACCGTTTGGCATATTATATGTCATTCCAGGTGCAGTTTCATTCATTCTATTAGCAAGTCCATCTGCCAATTTCATGTTTGCTGCCATGTCGTTTCCTGTTATAACAGACTCTCCTCTTTTCTGTTGTACAATACTTTTTAGTGGGTTTTCTCCGGTAGAAAATTCTTGATGCTCTATGGTATGAACAATCTTTGCTCCCTGCTCCACTTTAGTAACTGTAGCCTCAGTGTAACGATCCAATTTATTAACTTTTTCCAGAGATTGAGACATTTGAGGAACAGAACGAATATGATCAGGACTAATCTTTTTACCTGAAACCATCCAAGCCATAACTTTTTGTGATTTTTCTCCAATGGCAGGGATTCTTTCCCACTTATCAACTTTGTCTTTTTTACATGTCTTTACATAAAAAGCAACATGAGCTCCTTTTTCATCAAGTTCAATTCCATGTTTAATTTCATTTCCAGAAGCAGCTAATGCATCAGAGTATTTATCCAAATCTGGGTCACAAACGTGTTCTCCTGAAATAACCTGCATGTTTGGACCATTTTCATTGAATCTTACGACACAAAGCATGTCTCCTCCCAAAAACTCTCCCTGATATGTTTCTAATGCCAGATCATGTAAGCTGTTTTTTCCTTTATAATCAGACATTTTAGAGTTGGCATAAATCTTAAAACGAGCCTCAGTTACCTTCTGAAATTTAGCATATACTTCTTTTGAATTAACAATGCCCTCAGACTCTAAAACAGTTCTTTCTGGCTCCGCTTGAAGTTTTAATCCTGATCCAATTGTCCAATAAAAGAACTTTGATGCAATAATTTTAATAGTATCAATAGTCGCATAAGCACTATACATTCTCAATCTCAATTTCTTAAAATCAGGAACTATTCTCTGAACGACTCCAAGCTCACCAAGATTCTTTTCTCCATCGTAATATTTATCCACAATAGGATAACGATGGCCAACCGATCCAATCTCATCTACTCCCTGATAAACAACACTCCTTGTAGTATTATTTTGAGAACCACTAGATCCCCATTTAATTTCAAATCCTAGTATTTTCATATCGTTTTTTTATAAACTTCCTCCAACTAATCGGGTTCCCCTACCGTTGTATTGATTAATATAATCCTGTCTTATTTTGCGTAATCCCTGCATTCCGGCTATCATTTGATCTAAACTTCTAAACCTAGATCTCACTTTCATCTGGCCATCGTCCATTTCGTACTCTGCATATTCTCCTGAAAGAGTAGCACTCAAAATAGCTTTTTCCATTCCTTCAATCAAAAGATCATAAGTTGCAATTTTTCCAATAAGTTTTGATTTACATTCAAAAAATTGTTCTATTGACATGTATTCTACATTCATATCCTTTTATGTTTTTAGTTTATATCAAAAAAGGAGCATCGGCCATTTATAGACCAATGCTCCTTTCTTTTAAAATGTTACCCAATGTTTCACAACAATAGATTTTAATATTCTCCACAAATATATGAAATATTCAAACATAAAAAAGCCACCCTACGAATAGAGTGGCTCAGTCTGAAAAACAAAAAAACAATAAGGACTAAGGATGCCTCAAATTTACAGTTTTTTGTTTATATTTTTATTTTTAATTTTCATCGTTAATATCGTTGCTTATTCCGAAAATTAATATCCCAATTGAAACAATGAAAGTTATTATATAGATCCAGATTAATTGATTGGTTGTTAACTGAACATCAATGTAATCGAAATCTGAGAACTGCTTTCTTTTCCATAATTTAGGAACCAATTTATTTAATTCAATCAGTTTTTTACGAATGGTTAAATGTTCATTCATAAATAATTGATTTGCCTGCGATTCTAAACGCTTATCATCTGACCATGAAAATGATTTCGCCCATCTACTTTTTGAATCAACACAAATTACAAGCTCATTTTTATTTCCTCCCTTCCAGTATTGTTTTTGAAGCTCTGCAACAGACTCTTTTTGGTTTTTAAAAATAAGAACAAATATTTTAATTTGATGCTTTTTACCCTGAAGACCATTTATTTTTCTTAATGTAACTTTATCATAATCATTACAACCTACACAGGAATTTTGCTTTGATTCTTCAATTTCAGGATAGTCAACAACTTTTAATTTCTGAATGGAATCTAAATCTTTAAAATGAAATACCGTTTCTGCAGTTTGAGGCTTATTATCATATTGCCCTGAAGAGTCGTAAATATTTAAGTTATTAAACTTATTATCCCAAATTGTTCTTTGAGCATCCCCATCAATAGTATGATAGTGACGGTTCATTTCAACAAATTCCTCATTTTTCCATGTTTTACGAAGCGAATTATACTTTTCTTCTGAAATTGTTTTTTCTGATCCAGTATTTAAAGTAGCCTCCCAATATTCAGGATGATTTTGTACATATGAACAATCGTAATAATGAGTAACACAAGACCTTGATTTTCCAGTTCCGGAACATGTTGTATAAGAACATGTTTTTTGAATATATTCGTTCCATTGATCATAGTGCATTGCATAGTCAACATAAGCAGAATAATATTCTGTATCTGAAACCAAGTTTTTTACCATTGACCATTTGCATATCATAATTATAATTATAGATGCAAAAACTGGCAATATTATTTCCCACCAGACTAATTTCTTTTGATATAATACAAATGCCAGTATTGATAAAAATACTGGCACTAATAAAGCTAACCATTCCATTATTTGGAATCAGATTTAGATGTTGAATCTTTTTTATGTCTTGGAAACAAATTCATAGAATCTTCTTTTCCAGATGAAAATGCTTTTTCTGCTGCATTATTTATCACAATAGGGATTTCTATCTTCTCAACATCTGATAGAAACCAACTTGTGGGAAACATAGTCAACAAATTATTATGTTGCCTGGACAAATCTGTCAATTGCTGTTGAGTAGAATGAAACGATTCCCTTTGAGCCTCAATTGAAGTCATTACCTGTTTGTATAATGAAGTATCAAATGTTGGATTGTGTTCTTGAATCCATTGCATCATTTGCCCTCCTCCATGATTATACCTACCTTCAACTAAAGATGGATATATTTCTTTGAAATCTTCTGCATACTGAGCAGAAACACCTGCCTGTTCTACAAGTATTTCAAACATTTTAGTGTAATTTGATTTGTTGTCTTTAATCTTGGCTTCTATAGAATTTCTTAAAGAAGCTTCTCTGTTTGTTGCCGAAATAGACATTGAAATATAAACTACTCCAAGTAACACTAGAATAGCTGCCGATGCAATAATAATTGTTTTTTTCATGACCTTATTGTTTGAGTTTTACAATGCCGCTCAAGGCTTTTATTAATATTTTACTTTTTTTGATTTTAAAATCCATTCCGGAGCTGTCAAAAAATACTCTGGCAGTTTCCCTGAAATTTCTTTTTTCTCCAAACTGCAAATTGATTTAGGGAACCATTCCACCCTACTTCCAGACTGAATATGCCCATCTGAATCTAAAATTAAAGAAACAAAAACGCCTATTGCTGTGGTAGTTTCTGCATGAAGATAAACCTGAACTGTTTTTTTTTCATTACTCATAAGCTGTAAATTTATATCCGTGTGGATTTCTTATTAATACGTTTTTGTTAATAAGTGTGTTAATAATGTTGGTGCAAACTTTATGAGAACAGCCAAACTCATTCATAATATCTCTCCTCGTAATTATATGAGCATAAGGAAACATCTTCTTGAAGTCCTTTACCAGAAAGTCTATATCTCCATTTAAACTAGATCCCATAATAACCGAATCTCCATCCTTGTGATACTTATTGACAATTTCTGAAACAGTATCTCTCCTTACTCCTGTTTTTTCGCTTATTTCTTCCCTACTCATAGATGAGAATAAAAACATTTCGAGTACCTCGATTCTTATTTTGTAGGTGATACGCATTGTTAATAAAGATTTTCAGATATTAATTGTGAGTCATTCCCGTTTTCAGAAGCTTCTAATCCCCATTTAATCTGATTATTTTCTTTAGCTATTTTCCAACCTTCCTTTCTGTCAACAAATCTATTTTCAGAAGTTATAAAACCTTGAGTCTCTCTTCCAGGTAATTCATCATCTTTTAATTCAGGTTTTAGTTTACGTAAAATTTCATAACAATCTGAATGCCTATGTCCGCTTATAATAATTCCATTAAAATTCAATGAAGCGCATAAAATAAACCCTTTTGTCAATGGTTCTGATTTTTCACCTAAAGAACATCTTATTACGACTTTTTCTTTTACCAAATGATTCCTAACAAAGTAAAACCCATCTGATTCCCATTTATTACCTAGATGGATATTCAACCGATTCTTTTTTGGATAATAAGTGCAGGCTCCCAACTCCGGAATGTCTGCCTTTATGAAATCCGTGTGCTCAACAAACATCAATTCGTTCATCTCTAGCAAATCCTTAAACTCGTTTCTTCTTACTTCTTGCATGGCTTAATAAATTGGTTCGTTAGACACTTGTAATAACTTAAATCTGTTAGGACTAGGCTTAATACAATAATTGTTATCATCCATAAATCCATGTTTTGTATATTCTTTGAATCCCTGATGAACAAATTTATCTTTATAGTTTTCTATAGAAAGCCAGACAAATCCTATTTCATAAAATTGCCCAATTATAAATTCTACATCTTTACCTTCGTACCAACCATTGTTGTGTTCTATGCCTCTTAAACTTGGAGGCCTATGCCCTAATTCATTTGAATCCCAATTGTTTTTATGGCTTAATTTCCAAAAAGAAACAAATTTAATGTGATTTTCATGTGATACTGTTGAATTAATTTTTAACCATCCATTTTCACCTACATAATCTTTTACCAGTTCCCAATGCTCTCCATAAGCCTCTTGTATTTTTTACTTTTTTGTCATGGCTACATTTTTACGATTTCACAAACAACTTCATTCCAATATTCTAATCGGTCATGATTTTCATCATTTGTATATTCAGAAACAGTTTCGTTTATAATTTCTTCAACTGTAATAGTGGCAACTTTTTTAGCCTGTGACAAAATCTGTTCAGGATATTCTGTATTGGTTAACATCGAACTACCAACATATCCATGAACGTAATTTTTGTACTTTTCAACTAACTCTTCTGCTTTTTCTTTTGGTGACATAATATTGTTTTTTTAAATTATTGATTTAATATTGGTTCTTGATGTTTACAAACATCTAAGGCCAGTTTTTTCTTTGGAGCAGGTAGGTGTTTTGAGTATTTACTAAAAGTCTGCAATACACGTCCGGCAACTAAAATGGTAGATAATTCATCATCATTTACCCCTTTCTCGTATTTAATCCAACTAAGAACTAAATTGAAGTAAAATCCATTTGTAAAACTTCGATTAACCGTGTTTGGCTTTTTCCAGTATTCCGGTTTTTCCTTTTCCAAAGCATCTTTTAGAATCGTATATAATTCTAACTTTGTGTACTTGTGAAATTCTGCTAATTTTTTGGCTTGACTAAAGTTCATAATATTAGTTTTTGTTGTGAAACGTGTTTTTTAATTTTATCTATTGCAGAATTATAGTAATTAACATCTAATTCACAAGCTGTTAATTCAAACCCATAATCGTGGCATGCTATAGCTATAGTTCCGGAACCTAAATGTGTGTCCAGGATCTTATCCCCTTTTTTCGCATATTTTGACAATACATACTTGTAAAGCGGTATTGGCTTTTGTGTTGGATGAATCTTGTCTTGATCATTAGCTCCTCCGGTATTTGAAAGCCTATATAATTTTGCCGGATAATCAAAAGAGGTCCAAGCTAACTCAACTTGGCTAAAATTATCCCATGCCTGTTTTTTATCCCAAACTAATATTCCTCTAGTTGGAGGTAATGGAAAATAATTACCTCCCCATATAACTTGATTTTTAGAAACTCTTTTTAATTCTTCAAAATATTCGAGATCTGGAATTGCATTATCCCAATCACAGTTCATTGTGGTTAAATTTTTTCCCTTAAAATGGCCTCCTCCTGAATTTAATCTTCCTTTCTTGCTTTTTACAGCAGTACTTACAGATGGACCAGAACCAAAACCGTCATTTTTACTTCTTTTTGGATTTGACCCCATTTGCATATTAGCTGCATTAATTCCGTAAGGAGGATCTACAATTGCCAGATCAAAATAATTGTCAGGATATCGAGACATCAAAATTTTGTTGTCCTCGTGTGTAATAGTTATTTTGTCTGTAATCATCATAGTATTTATATTTTACGCTTAGAGCAGGAAAAACTTTTGAGTGAGCAAAGGAAATCCTAGAGTATGAAAAAATCAAAAAAGAAATTTTCATACTCAGGGATTCCTTTTTCTTTGATCGAATTAACACGCTTGTCGCTATTAAACCCCATCGGTCGGATAAAACTTTTACTGTTGTTTATCTTAGTTCTATTTGTGCTCAGTAAAGCACCCTAGCGAGGTCAGAACCTACGGAAAACCTTTGCCCTTTGCTTTCTTGTTTTGACTTTAAAGTGGAATCAACAACGTTTTTACACCGATAAACCTTCCTCTCGATTTTGTTTGTAAAAGAGCACAAAAAAACTCCTAGACAAAGGGGCTGAAGCTTTGTTCTAGGAGTCGTTTATTTTGTTGCAACGATAGAACCGAATTTTGCAATCCGATTCAGCCCGTTTTGCATTCTACAAATGTAACAAACTTTATTTGTTATTTCCAAACAAAAGTTGAAAAAAGTTTTTTAGAAATAAAAAAACCCTGCAGTGAACAGGGTTTTTAAGGTCTTTTAGTACGAAAAATGATATGACCATTTTAGTAGCGGGAACAGGACTCGAACCTGTGACCTCTAGGTTATGAGCCTAGCGAGATAGCCTTCTTCTCCATCCCACGGTACAAATATATAAAAAAACAGAAATGTTGTATATAATTTTTACAAAATATTGTAAAATGAAAAATCCCGAAATGGCGACAAAACGGGATTGATCACAAATTAACCAAATAAACATCTATATTTTAAAACGTTTTGTAAAGATATAAAAAAAACCGACAAATGAACTGTCGGTTTTTGATATATTTTGATTACAGAAATCTTATCTATAGTATTTTATGGTAATTTGACCTCTGTATATTTAGGCAATTTTCCTTTAGCTTACAATTATAAAGATCGGCCTCCGATTTATCTGGCTTAAGATCGTCTTTAATGGTTGTTGTTTTTTCGAGGTTTAATTCTTTAAAACTTGGTAGCAAAAAAGGAGTTTCAACTTTGATTTCATTAAAATTAACATTTACAATGTCAACTGAAACTAAAGTAACAGCCTTTTCAACCGTGACAAATTGCTTTTCAATTTTTACTTTTTCGTCGAGTGCCTTAGCATACGTAAGCGTACTCAGGAAAAACAGTGCGCAAAACGCAATGAGAACTTTTTTCATAATTTTAAATTTTTAATTAAACATTTAGACTGTAAATATATAAAAAAAACCATACACTTGAGTTGTATGGTTTTTAAATTATATCTGATCGATACAATAGCCTGCTTAGCTTTTACAAATATATAAAAATATATATTATTCTGCTTTTTTAAATTCTACCACATATTCCTGCCCTGGCTCAAAAAAATCAAGAGCTTCTGGATTAGTAATATGCATTTTTACGGATGCATTTGGAGTGTAAATGCTAAACGTTTTGTTTTCAGGAGAATCGCCTGTAACTGCTGATAAATTTGCTTCTACGTTGTTGTTTCCGTAATTTACAACAGAACCAACTTTGAATTTTGCTAATAACTTTCTCATAATTTCTTATTTTTTTAAATATTAAGTTTCAAATGTACGAAATATTATTCGTTTATCATCTGACAATAAAGTTCCCATGTAAGAGTTCGATAGTCCGGATTCCAGAGCTTTAAATCGGCAATAAAAATCTCTCTGGATGCCAATGTATAAACAGCAACATCCCAAAAGTGGTTATTTTCTCGCTTCTTTTTCCATGTAAAACCAACTTCCATTCCGTTTTTAATCATTGGAACACGGTGCTCAGATTCGTAATGGTCAAAGTAATTGTTTTTGTTATATTTTCCTCCTTCAGGTTGTGGAAAATTCATAAATCCATTTGGCTGTGTTCCATCAGTTCCAGGAGTCAATGCCATATTACTTGCAAGCTGCTCCTTTAGTAAATTTACATCCAGAATATACAAAAGACCTTTGTTTTCACGAGAATGACTCATAATTGGGGTGTTTTTGTCTGTTTTTCGATAAGTTTCTATAGTATCTCCCTTAATACCTATCACCTTTCGGTCCTTAATACTTTGGATGAAATTGTATGATAATTTGGTAAAATGTCCAGTATCTACAATGGTTATGTCAATATCATAAAAAGTTCCACTTTCTCCTTCCAAAGTACGGTAAATCTGCTCCTTAAATATCGGCCAAACAGAGTTTTTCACCCCTTCTTTGAATGTATATCTCTCACGATTTGAGTCATTATCCCTATCTTTTTGAGTCTGCATTTTACTTCTTTTAAATGTTCCAATACTACCATGATCTATAGAATAGATCTGGCCATTTGAAGTATGAGCAACAATTTCCCAATCCAACCTTACATCTTCATTTTGGTTGGCAACATCCATAATACCACCTAAATCACAAACAAGGGAGATCAATGCTATTTTTCCATTTCCTTCTTCTTCGCAGGTTTTATCCGGAATTTTACCAATTGGATAAAACCCAACATTGCTCATCAAAGCAGTCATTCTAGGCGTAGTTCCACGGTCCTCCCAAAGCTCTCCAAGTCTGGTATTGGTAAAAGTCTTAAGCAATCCAATATCAACTGGTTGTCCTTTTGGACATGCTTTCAGCCATTCATAAACAATCATAATCCATGAATCAAATCCAGATGGAATACACAGGGCATTGAAACTATAGCTTCGATATTGTGGCCTCATC